ACGAGAACTATAACGCTGATAATGATATTGACTTCATCATCGCGTCAACAGAGGATCCAACCTCTTAATAGTAGTTTAGGCGGGCAACGTGCCGTTGTGTCTCTATAGAACACTAGGTACGTTGCCCGTTTTACTAATGAATGAAAAAGGACGGACATGAGCAATCTTTGGATAACACCTGAGGAGCTTGGAGACTACGGTAACTACGAGTTTTCCTATGAGGCTGCAAAGGCAGCATCAAATCTTCTTTGGGCCATGTCTGGTCGAAAGTACAGCGGAGTAACAACAGTAACAGAGCGCTATGTTTGCGCTCAAAGATCTTATCGTTTAGGTGCGTCATCACGCACATATAAGCCAGTCCTATTAGACGGCGACATCTACAACATTCCTACAGAAGAATTTGATGACTTCTCAGATGTAGTATCTGACGGAATGTCCCCTACGTCTCGCATCAAATTGCGTGGACGTCCAGTAACTAAAATTCATGCGATTAGAACTCGCACTGGTGAGATCGTAGACCCGTCTTCGTACTACCTGGTAGACCACTCAACTATCCAGGCAGCCACAGGAGTCCCTTGGACACCTTGCAACATCGAGGTAACCTATTCATACGGCGTCTACCCTCCGACGATGGGTAAGATGGCAGCAAGAACTCTTGCAATTGAGTTTGTTAAACTATGGACAGGTGACGATGACTGCGCGCTTCCACAACGCGTAACGTCTATCTCACGTCAAGGTGTCTCATATACCTTGCTTGACAGCCAGGATTTTATTGACGACCTGCGAACAGGCGTTTACGCGGTTGATCTATTTCTTAAGTCTGCTAACCCAGACAAGGCTCGTGCAAAATCTCGCGTGTTTAGCCCAGACGTTCCACGCGCTCGTCGTTACACAACTAAGCCTCCTAAGCTTGGAACAAGCGCGCTTGACATTAACGTTCCTGGTGACGGTAACGGTACACTTACAGTTACACTTGACTACTTAAATGCTGACTTCTTATTGGATCCAGAGTGGACCACAGAGCTTACAATTCGCAACTACAGCGAGGCTAAGACAAAGGTTATTACATCAGGCGTAGGCATTAACACCACGTCTGAAAAGATTACATTTACTATTCCTTACGACGACACACACCCTGTTCTTGGTCTTGTTGACCCTGGAACCTGGGACCTATACGCCTCTCGCCCAGACCCAGCAGACAACACTCAGACAGAGACAGTCTTTGTCTGTGATGGAAACCTAGCAGTTAAGCTTGCATCATCAAGCGTAAATGCGTTTACCGTTGGATCAGACTAAAGACGAAAGGAACTAACGTGGCAGTAAGAGACATAACAGACATATCATCAGACGCTCTAAATCTGAAGAACATGATGGACGGCGTTCTTGAAAAGGTAGAGGCAGTCTATGGTTCGTATAACGTGCCACTTCCTAGTCGCCGCTATTGGACGATGGGACAGCCTGCGATTGACTGCGAGCAACTAGTAGTTAGCTTTATTCAAATGTACGTAGGAACCCCTGGTGACCAGGCGTCTACTCCACAGCGCTGTGACATGCCAAGAACAGCGGTTCTTGTTGTCTCAGTCGCTCGTCAAATTCCAGTTGTTGGACAAAACGGACGTCCTCCAAGTGCAGACAAGATTGAAGAAGGCTCGTACCTTTCATCTATTGACGCGTGGGTGTTGATGGAATCAATCAAGGTACTTGATCCTTGGGATGATACCTCACTTGGAATGGGAGTTATCGCTACGGTTGATTCACCAAGCAATGAAGGTGGCTTTAGCGTTACAAACATGCAGATCTCGATGGTGATTCCATAATGGCAGTCACAGTCAAGTTTAACAAAGCAATGGACCACATGTTACGTGGTCCTGGAGGCGCAGTTGATAACGACATGCGTAGGCGCGCTCTTCTTGTTCAAGGCGGAGCACGCGCGCAGGTCGGGAAAAGAACTGGAGCCTTAGGCGCATCAATTCACACTCGACGCAGCCGTGACTCAGTTGGTCCATACTGGGCCGTCGGCTCTACGATGAGCTACGCCTTAATGCATCATGAAGGCACACCACCTCACATGATCGTTCCAAATAGAAAACAGGTGCTAAGGTTCACTGCAGGTGCAAGAATAGTTTACACGAGAAAGGTTGCACACCCTGGTACTCGTGCAAACCGATATCTCAAAGATAACCTATATCTTGCTTTGCTTTGATATGATAAAACACGAGACAAACGTCTCAAAGACACACGAAGAAAAGAGGAAAGATGACCAACGAAAGAAGGTTTAAGGACTTCGGTTCTGGAACTGGTGGAGACGCAGCGGCGGAGCCACTATCATTTAAGCTACACGGTGAAGAGTTTAGCTGTGTACCACGAGTACAAGGAAAGCTTATGCTTAGTCTTGTAGCTGAGTCTGGCAGTAATGATCCAGCCAAGGCAGCAGGTCTTATCAACAAGTTCTTCAAGCAGGTTCTTGTTGAAGAAAGTTTTTTTCGATTTGAGGCACTTCTTGAGCACCCAGAAAAGATCGTAACAGTGGAAACACTTGCAGAGATCACTGCGTGGCTTGTTGAGGAGTACTCAGGACGCCCGGAAGAGCAGCCTACAGTCTCCTAGAGTGGGGGATTGACCTATGGCCTTATGTGAACGGTAGAGCACTAGTGAACGGACTACAACTTGCTGACATGGACGCAATGGATATGTTAGACGTTCTTCACTACTTCTTTGAGGATGACTTAAACTACAGCACTGCTGAGCAAGCAGAGGCGCGTGACAGAACTCGTGTTACTTTGTACCAGAACCTATATAGTAGTTCATATAAGTACACAGTCACTCGAGGAACACCACAGTCGTTTGATGAATCAGCAGACACTTTTGATGGTCCGCAGGAGAAGTTGCCAGAACCATTCAGCCCGTCGTCAACTCCAAAGCCATATGTAGCGCCTACGCAGTTTAACCCAGACGCTGCTAAGCCTTTTGGAACAGTGCTTGACGCACCATTTGAACACTAAAACTTAACACAGAGTACAGAAAGGAGGTGAGGGTAAATTGGCAGTAGTCGGAGAAGCGTTTATTATCGTTCGACCGATAACCGCTGGATTTGAGAACTCGGTTAGACGAGATCTTGGACGTTTAGACAACGTTGCTGCTCGTGCTGGTGCAAGCGCAGGAAAACAGTTTGGCGGTGCGTTTGGTAGAGCGTTTGGACCATCAGGCGCTGGTCTTGTCAGCAATGACGCGATTAAGAAAGCCGTAACGGCACAACAGTCGTGGGCTTCATTGCAAAGAACGTTCTTCTTTGTTCAAACTGCCGCATCATCCCTCCTCTCCTCTCTAGGTTCTCTTGTAACAGCAGCGATCTCACTTGGTACTGCCGCCGTTGGCGCAGCGCCGTCTCTTTTAGTTCTTGGTAGTGCGCTTGTTTCAGTTGGACTCGGCGCGGCGGTAGCCAAACTGGCTTTAAGTGGAGTTGGTGCGGCAGTACAAAAACTTAACAAGCAGCAGTCTGCCGGTGCAAAAGATCTAACAGCTCAAGAACGCCGCCTTGCTGATGCTAAAAAGAATTTATTTAGAGTTCTTGAAAGCAACAAGGAAGCTATAAAAGCGGCTAATGACGAGATTAAAGAATCTACAGACGAAGCTGCAAAAGCACAAGAACGACTTAACAAGGCTCTTGAAGAAGGTAAGGAAGAGCTTCAACAACTAGGATTTGATGCCGAGGACGCGGCACTTGCTGAGAAGCGCGCTGCCATGGAGCTTGAAAGTGCAAGAAAGACTCTCGCGCGTGTTCAAGATCTTCCGCCTAACTCGCGAGCTCGTCGTGAAGCAGAGCTTGCCTTCCAGGAAGCCGATCTAAATCTACGTCGTGCTAAGGACAAGAACAAGGACCTACGTCTAGAGCAAGAGCGTCTTGCAAAGACCGGCGTTGAAGGTCTTGACTCAGTTATCGCAGCGCGTGAGGCAAAGGCGCAGGCTGACGAGGCTGTTGGAGACGCCAAAGACAACCTTATAAAAGAAGAGAAACGCGCGGCTCAAAGAGAAGCTGACGCTCGTGAAGAAAAGAAGCGTGCAGAAGAAGATCTTGAAAAAGCAAAGAAGGGTGGAGACGGCGCGGCTGACGACCCTCTTGCTGGTCTCACTGAATCACAGAAAAAATTTGCTAAGTTTATCGCAAGTCTTAAGCCAAAGATTGACGAGCTTAAGGAAATTGCTGCAGGTGCGTTTCTTCCTAAGTTAGAAGAGGCAATTCAGCTTATCATTGATAAAGCTTGGCCAACGATCACAAAGGGTGTTGCAGACATTGCTGGCGCACTTGGAGACGCTTCAATATCCATTGCCGAAGCTATCACAGATGCTGGAAACTTAAAGGACCTCGGAACGGTAATGGCCGACGCGGCTGACAACATACGTATTCTTGGAAGAATTGCAGGAAACGTCTGGGGTATCGTTCTTTCAACTCTCGTCGCTCTTGACCCCGTCACAAAAAGATTCTTATCATGGCTTGAGACAACCACGGAAAAATGGGAAACTGCACTTGATACTCCAGAAGGCTTAAAGGCGCTCGAGGACTTCTTTAATCTTTCCGGCGACATCGCGGCTGAGTTTGGCGACATCTTTAGAGAAACGTTTGAGGCTCTTGGAAATCTAATAAAGGTAAACTTCTCTCCAGGAGGAGCGGGCTGGTTTATTCTTGACTGGCTTGAGGACCTGCTTGCAAATTTCAACGAGTTTGCATCCAGCGTTGAAGGTCAAGAGTTTCTAAAGAAGTTCTTCCTTGACTCTGCAAAGAACGCCACCGCCGCGCTTGAGGCAATCGGTAAATTCCTCGGCGCGATCCTACGAGCTGGAGCGGACCCTAAGCTCAAGGAGTTCTGGGACATCCTAGGCACAGGTGCTCCGATCTTTGAAAGTATTCTAACCAAATCAAACGAGGCAGCGCCTGCGCTTGCTAAGGTTGTTATCGAGTTCCTTAAGATATTTGATGCCTTTACACAAGGCGAGCAACTCACGATATTCTTTGACACCTTTGCGGCTGTTCTGCGGGTTGTAAATAAGATCCTTGCCAACGAGTTTGTAAAGGCCGTGATTGACTCGGTTGCAAAGGTAACTGGCTTCCTTCTTGCCATCGGTGGAGTTGTATCTGTTTTAGGAAAGATCGGCTTGATCCTTGGCGGTATCATCATAAAGGCGTTCAACGTCTTCGTAGGAATCATTAAGGTTCTTACCGGAGTGGTTAAAGGATTCATATTTGTATTTAGACTTCTTGCCGCCGCGTTCGCCGCAAACCCTGTTGGCTTTATCATCGTCGCGATAACCGCGCTTATTGCCCTGTTCGTTACTCTATACAACAAGAACGAAGGATTCCGCGAGCTTGTACAAAGAGTGTGGGCAGCAATCAAGGACGCGATCGGCGCGGCAGTTGACTTCATCGTTGGAGCCTTTAATAAGATTATTGAGATTGGCTCGACGATCTGGAACTTCTTCCTTGACGGACTAAAGGCAGCGTGGGGTGCGGTTGAAGGTTACTTCACGACCATATACAACTTCTTTAAGGCTATCGTCGAGACGTTTATCGGACTTGGCATCATCATCTGGAACTTCCTGTACGACAAGATCGTCGCGGTATGGGAGACAGTCTCCGGTTGGTGGAACAACACGATTATTCCGTTTATCACCGGCATTGTCACGAAGATAGCAGAAGTTGGCGCTGCAATTTGGAACTTTATCTACGACAAGATCATGGCCGTCTGGAACACGGTAAAGGGTTTCTGGGATAACACCATTTATCCATTTATTAGTGGCATAGTTAAGAACGTAAAGGACAAGGCCGGAGCTGTCTGGGACTTCATCTCCAGCGCACTAACAGCCGCATGGAACAAGGTTAAAGGTTTCTGGGATAACACGATCTATCCGTTTATCAGTGCTATCAAGGAAAAGATCTCAA